GATGTCAAAGCGGTCGGATACTCTGGTGTACCAAACAAGATGGTTTGTTTGGAGGAGATCAACCAATGACAACCGAAACCACTGCCGCTCCCACAAGGGAGCATGAAACGTTCGCCGACCTCCGCAAGGTCAACGTCAGCGAATACATCGAGAAGAAGAACAACCTCTCGTACCTCAGTTGGGCCTACGCCGTAGACCAACTCCTCCAGCGTGATGCGACCGCGACTTGGGAGTACCGCTTCGGCGTTCACCCTGAGACCAAGGAGGCCGTGCCCTTCGTCTTCATCGGCAACACCGCGATGGTGTTCTGCACCGTGAAGGCGTTCGGCGTGGAGCGCACAGCGCAACTGCCGGTGATGGATCACCGCAATAAGCCGATCCCCAACCCCGACGCATTCCAAGTCAACACCGCCATGCAACGGTGCTTGGCCAAGGCCATCGCTCTGCACGGTCTGGGTCTCTACATCTACGCCGGTGAAGACCTGCCCGAAGAGGAAGTGAAGCCCGAGCCTCCTCAGCCGAAGCTATCTGTCGAACAGATCAAGGCGGCTAAGGAAGCTCTCGCCAACTGCGAGACGCTCGAGCAACTCCGCGACACCTACACCGCGATGGACGACGTGACGAAGAAGGTCACGAAGGAATTCGTGCAAGCACTCAAGGCGAGCTTCGAGTCGAAATGAGTAACGATCAACAACGAACCGAGCAGTGGTTCAAAGATCGTGAAGGCAAGCTGACTGCCTCGAGTTTTGCCGCCGCCGCCGGACTTGGCCCCGGCTCAAGACAACAAGCATGGCGCAGGTTCTTCGGTCTGGAGACGTTCGAAGGAAACGCCGCAACAGATTGGGGAACAGACAATGAACCTAAGGCGATTGCTGAGTACACCGCTCGCCATTTGGCAAAGGGTGTGGACACACATTTGGTGGGGTTCGTACCGCACCCGACGATGGCTTGGCTTGGCTGTTCACCCGATCTTCTTGTTGGGGATCAGGGCTTGGCTGAGATCAAGTGCCCTATGTCGCAAGAGTTGTACGGCGACATACCGCTCTACTACATGGCGCAGATCCAAGGACAGCTCGAGGTAACGCAACGCGAGTGGTGCGACTTCGTTGTCTGGACGCCTAGCGTCATAAGCGTTCAGCGCGTGATGCGCTCCCAATCGTACTGGCAATGGCTACACGTTCGACTCGCCGAGTTTTGGATGTACGTCGAGGCTGGTGTCGAACCGCCCCGCATGAAGCGGGAGCAACCACCGGTAACGGACGACCTCATCGTCGCCACCGTTACCTATCAACTCAACTAAATCAAAGGAACCACTATGGCTCAAATCACAGGCGTCTTTCGCATCGGCAAGGACGCAGAACTTCGCGACACCGCATCAGGCCCAGTCATCAATCTGGCGCTCGCATCGAACTACGGCAAGAAGGGAAGCGACGGCTCTCGTTCTACTCAGTGGATCGACGCATCGTTGTGGGGTAAGCGCGCCGAAAGCCTCGAGCAATACCTCACCAAGGGTCAACAGATCTACGCAACGATCAGCGATCCGCACATCGAGACATACCAGAAGCGCGATGGCGGTGAAGGCGTGAAGCTCGTCGGCATGATCTCCGATCTCGAGCTGGTGGGTGGCAAGCCCTCCGGTGATCGCGAGTCTCGCCCTGCACGCGAAGAGCGCCCTGCCCGTCGTGAACAGAAGCCAGCTCCGAAGAACAACAGCTTCGACGACATGGAGGATGATATTCCCTTTTGATGGATATATCCCCTCCTATAATCCTTCGACTTAGGACTTAGGAGGTTGATATGAAATCGTGCAGTACGTGTGGTGAGTTGAAGGATGAATCGAGCTTTCAGAAGCGCAAGGCCAGCAAGGATGGACTCACGTCCTCATGCAAGTCTTGTCTCAAGGAGCGAGATGCAAGGCGATATGTACAGGAGAGAGAGCGGAGAACCGCTCGTCATCGCGAGTACATCAAAACGCCAGCCGGACGCGAGGCACACAGCAAAGCGATTGAGCGGTGGAGGCAAGCGAATCAGGTTCGTCGCGCCGCTCACATCATTCTTGGGAATGCTGTCAGGGACGGGAGGGTGCAACCACTCCCCTGCCTTGAGTGCGGAGGTAAGGCCGAAGCACATCACCCAGATTACGACCGACCACTCGACGTGATCTGGCTATGCACAACGCATCACAAGGAAACACATCGGATGAGAGAGGCCAATCAATGAACAGACAACAACATCGCAAGCTCGTGCGTGAACGGGTGAGCGCAGAGAACAAGAAGCTCGCACGGATGTACGGCATCCCTAAGTCCTTCGTCGGACACGCACGTCAACACGGCAAGGTCGTCGTTGACATCGTTCAACAGCACGTCAAGAGCGGCGCATGGAGAGCATTAGGGGTGGGCGCATGAAGAAGTACATCGGAACCAAGATCATCGAGGCCGAGCCTCGTGAAGGCGCAGACAGACGCGAAGGCTACAAGGTCATCTACAAGGATGGCTACTCGAGCTGGTCGCCGAAGGAAGCATTCGAGGAATCGTATGTCGCCATCGACAGCATCCCGAACAAGCTGAGTGTTGAGGCCATCGAATCAAAGATCGTGAAGAACGATCTGCTCCGTGTGCCAAACACCACCACCATGCTGTGCGTCCTGTTTCTCGAGAACGGGTTCACCGTCGTCGGCAAGAGCGCGTGCATCGACCCGGAGGAATTTCAGGAAGAGATCGGCGCATCCATCGCTTATGAGGACGCGCTCAACAAGATTTGGGAGCTGGAGGGATACCTCCTCGCCCAACGTCGTTTCGAAGCTGGCTTAACCAAGGAGTAAACATGAACAAGCTGGAAATTGCAGAAGTGAAGCTATCGCTACCAGAGGTAGACGTGATCCTTCAATCAATGGGTCAACAACCCTATGACCGTGTGGCCGATCTGATCGCGAACATTCGCAATCAAGTCATCACGCAAATCAATGAGGCGAACAAACCTGTTGAAGAAGAACTCGCCGAGACGAACGCCGGAGGTACCGACTGATGACGAACTTCGACAGAACTGCGGCATGGCTTCATGCCTGTGGCAAAGGGAAGACTGTTCCCAATCTGTCGGTTCAAGTCGGTTGCCATATCGAGGAGTTCATCGAGCTGTTCGATGCGTTCGAACTGTCGAACGAAATGGATCAGCGAATCCTCGGCAATGCACTCAAGGAGATGGCCTATGTGGCACGCAAGCTCAAGGCCGGAACCACGGTGGCGCATCTGTTGAAAGAGAAGCGAGAAGACGCGCTCGACTCGCTTTGCGATCAAGAGGTGACAGGCAACGGCATCGCCTACCTCGCCGACTTCGATAAGGCCACCGCTGACCAGCGCGTGCTCGACTCGAATGACGCGAAGCTGGTGGATGGACAGCCCGTGATTCTCGCTGGCGGGAAGATCGGTAAACCCGAGGGTTGGGTCGCTCCCAATCTCTCTGACTGCGTATAGGCAGACAAGCAATGGCAACCCGAAAGGTTCAAGCAACGAAGAGGAAGGTGGCAGTCAAGAAGAGTACAGCGGTGAAGAAGAAGGTGACGAGGCGCAAGCCTCCTCTGCCGAGACCGTTGCCCAAGACCAAGAGCTACATCACACGCTCGAAGGTCGATGGCTTCGCAATCGGTGTGACGCCCGAACACTACTGGCTCATCACCTCAATGGCTGTCAGCAAGGCTTCGAATCGGATGGATGTTCTTCGGGGCATCCTCAACCTACACATGGAACAAGCATTCAAGAAAGTAAGAGTACGAAGATGAAACAACAACGAATCTATTTGGTCGGCCACGGTCAAACAATGCGACTGGTGCGAGCAACGCATCGCCAACAGGCGGTGGGTCACGTCGCTCGCTCGATCATCAACGCAAAGGTGGCAAGCCAAGACGAGCTGGTGGAAGCACTGAGCAAAGGCATCGCCATCGAGAAGGCAACGAACCCAGAGCAAATGGATCTGGTGGAGGCGGCTGAGAGTGAGTCACATGAAGCCGATGTCGTGGCGTGACGCCATCAACTTTGTTGGCAGTTTCACTGCCATTCTTTTCATTCTGTTGGTCTGTTGGGCCGCCATCGGTGTGTGCATCGGTGTCGGCATCAAGGCCGCGCAATTTGTGATTGGACTTTGATATGCGCGAAATCATCTTACTGGGGCAAGTGGCACAGATGCTTGGCATCAACCACGAGACCTGCCGACGTTGGGCTGTGGAGGGGCGCATCCCCACATTCCGCTACAACGGGCGTGGCCAATGGCGTGCCTTCAAGGACGACATTGACAAGTTTTTGGAAGCACACCAAGCTAAAGCCACGACCGGGCAGGTCGAAAGCGCCAGTCAGTAACGCATCGCGAAAGGAACTACTGACATGGCATTTCTGTATCGACGCAAGGGACGTGACGGGAAGTTCATGCCCACGTGGTGGGCGTGCATTGAACGACCCAACATGGCCCCGCTGAGGGAGAGCACGCACACCGACAACAAGCAGTTGGCAGACAAGTGGCTTACCACCAAGAAGCAAGAACTCTGGAAAGAGCGAGAGCTTGGGATTAAGCCCGACGTGCTGTTCAAGGACTTCATTCCTGTCTTCATCGCACAGCGAGCGAAGCAGAAGGAGTGCAAGGGCAGAACGCTCGAGCAGTACCAGCAACAGCTCGACTGGTGGGCGAGTCAGTTCAAAGGCAAGCACCTTCGTGAGATCACGCAGACCTTGATCGTGGACACCATCCGGCAACGTGAGTCGGTCAACAAGAACGCATCGCTGAACCGCTACCTCGCGGCTCTGCGCGGTCTGTTGCGCCTCGCTCATGGCCAGCACCAGATCATTGCCGCCGTGCCGACCTTCTTCATGTACGAAGAGCCGAAGGGTCGGGTGCGTTACCTCAAGCCTTGGGAGATCGTGCGGTTGCTCGACGCCCTGCCTCCGCACCTGCGGGACATGGCCGAGTTCTCTCTGGCGACGGGGCTTCGCAAGTCGAACGTGAAGGGGTTGCGCTGGTCGGAGGTGGACATCGCCGGAAAGCGCGTGACCATCGAGGGCATCAAGATGAAGAACGGGGAGCCGTTGGCTTTGCCGCTTTCACAGACTGCGCTCGACGTGCTCATCAAGCAGATCGGCAAACACTCCGACGCAGTGTTCACCTATCAAGGCAAGCCGGTGAACTGGATCGGTCAGCGCACGTGGAAGAACGCGCTGGAGAAGGCTGGCATCGAGAACTTCCGGTGGCACGATCTGCGCCACACGTGGGCGACGATGCTCATCCAAGCGGGTGTCCCTGCGAAGACCTTGCAGGTGCTCGGTGCATGGGAAACCCCTGCGATGGTGGACAAGTACGCACACCAAGACACGGACTCTCTGCGCCCCTACGCTGAGGTTGTTGACGGGATTTTCGGACGCACACCGAAACCCGACGCACACCAGAGCGCACACCAGCAAAAAAATGGCAACCGTGAGGAGGTTGCCGAGATCGTCTAAGTCTTTGAATTTACTGGCGGAGAGGGTGGGATTCGAACCCACGGAGGCGTTGCCGCCTCGCCTGATTTCGAGTCACACCCAAACCACCGCAATTTCTGTTGAGTAATCAGTGACTTGCGCTCAGACCTGCCCGGTTTTCTGAGCCTCGAAAGCACACCAAAAACCCCGTGTTTCTGTGCTTCCCTGCATTGCCAACGCACACCACAGCGCACACCAACAGATGCCACCGAGTTGCATCAGAAAGAACAGGAGATGGCCAAGTCCGCAAAGCCCAAGAAGAAGTACCGTCCACGCCCGATCATCGCAGACCCGATCCGGTACGTGACAGCCGCTGTGCGCCCTGCCCCCGAGGCGGCACAGCTCAAGACGAAGATCGGCATCCACATGGCGATGGCCAAGATCACCAAGGGCGAGGGGGACAAGGACGACTGGCAGGAGGTGGCCAACGCGCTCAACCTGAGCCTCATCCTCGCAGAGATGGGGTACGGCAAAGAGTACGTGCAGACCGTCGTGATGGGTCAGGCGGCGATGACGCTACTGCGGGACAGGTTCAAGGCCACCGGCAAGGCCATCCTGCGGGGCGAGGAGATGCGAGCCATCAACGAGGCGCTCGAGGTGCACGATGGCCAGATCGAGCTTGCCACCGTGAAGGACATCGAGCGTGCGGTCTACGCCGTCGAGCGCGAGCTGGCGCGCGGCAACTTCGTCAAGGTGTTGCCCGACGAACCTTTGCGGCCTTCTGTGCAATAGCCTTGGGTTGGGGAACGAACTGCTTCCCCTTCGCATTGCCATCCGCCTTCGCTCGGTTGGTCGCCGCCTTCTCGGCGGGTGACAATTTTTCCCACGCCTTCTCTGGCAGGTAACGTTTCTTACCCTCGGAAGGTTTGCCATCCGAGGTCGTCCACTTCTGGCCAGTCCACTTCGAGAGCGACTTCTGACCCTCGCTCTTGCCGCCCTTGTACCCACCGCCAGCGGCTTCGTACTTCTGGGCAACGAGTTGCGCCTTGCGTGCTGACCATTCGCCGGGGTCGCCCCCTTTGCCACTGGCCATCACTTCCTTCTTGATGCGCTCTCTCAGAGCGGGCTTGGTGTAGCTCATCACTTCCCTTTCAAGCTGATGCGGATGTCCTCAACCGACTTCGCATAGTCGATGCGGAGCTGTTGGAGACGTTCGATCTCGAGGCGTTTCTCCGATCCCGGCATCTCCACGTCGTCTTCAATTCTCTTGATCTGTTTGGTCACATCAGACATGAGATCTTGAGCCTTGGTGTAGAGCTTGTTGATCTGAATCCGATCCTTCTTCTCCATGAACAGCTCGTTCGCTCTCTCGAGCTGGCCCGTGTTGATGTAGTGCTGAACGTCTGCAACCGCCATCGCCGAAGCCTGAGCGTTCTCGTAGAAGCCGGTCACGTACTTCGAGCTTCCCTGCGGCAGGGTCTTGATGTAGTTGCCGACCACCAAGAAATCATCCACACGCTCGTAGCGTGAGGACTCGCCCGGTTTGAATGGCGCGGTTGCAACATTCGATGCGGTCTGGATTCCAGTTCCCACCCACCCGAGGTAGTTGCGAATCAGGTAGTCGTACTGGATTGGCGACAGTTGCATCTTCTGTGCGTCCAGCGCACCACCGGTGACGGAGGAGGCGAACTGCGCGAAGGCGTTGTTGATCGCGCCCAAGGCCATGCCCGCACCAGACGTGCCGGGGTTGACCCGCTCGTTCTTGGACAGACGCTCCATGCCCATCGACTCGATTGGTCGGCTGGTGAAGCCATCCTCGTTGGCGATCAGATCCTTCACGGGGCGGATGATCTGTGGCCACAGGTTGATGGCCAAGTTATCGGACAGCACAGCCGCGAGGCGTTTGCCGAAGACCTTGCCCTCAACAGAATCGTCAACGATCTGTTCGGTGAATCGCTCGACGATGGTTTGGAATGCGCCCATCTCGAAAGGCTTCGGGATGCGAACAGCATTCTTGGTACCGGGGATGCGAATCCAGAAGAACGCATCGCGCTCCCAGTCCTCGAGCTTCTTGTATTCCTCGTCATCCTTCTGCGAGAGGTACAGCAACGTGCCAAAGAGCGTGACTGCGCCGAGCACAGCAGAGAAGCGTGCGGCTTTCTGACGCTCGTCGAGAGTGGCATCGCCATTCAGGACGGACACCACAGGGTCGAGGCCATCGCGACCGAGCTTGTACATACCCTGCAAACGTGCATTGAAGTACGGCAGGACTTGCGACAGGTAACGCACCGCAGTGCTCGCGCCTTGCAGTGAGAAATCTTGCAAGTCACGTGCGGCGTATGCGGCCTCGAGGTGCGATGCACCGCTGGCGCGGAGCTGGTTGTATAGCGCGAGACGGTTTGCGTTTTCAGCCGCATCACTCACCTCGTCGTACTTGTCCCAGTAGGTCTTGAAGAACTTCTCGACCTTCTCCTGAGTGTTGAGCACGCTCGAGGCGGGCACACCCTTGGCCACCAGACGTTTGACCGCAGAGGCTTGGTCTCCGTCGAATGCGTTGCCCATTGCGAACAGACCGCCACCAGCGAGAGCTTGTGCGCGATCACCTTCGTAGGCACGCCAGCCTTCGATCACGTTGGCCACGGGGTTCTTCTTGAGTTCAGTCAAACCGATGGACTGAATCGAGTCGCGGATCAAGTTGTTGATCTTGAAGGTGGGCGACAGAGAGATGAACCGGGTCAGCGTGGTCTTGAACCCGCGAGCGGCATTCGTCCACGGGTCGTAGCTCTGCACGTTTGCAACGGCATCGAGCGAGGCGAGCAACAGATCGTCTTCGATCTGGTAGTACACCTCATTGCCCTTGTCCATCACCTTCACGGCGTACTTCAATGGCACGAGGTTGCCAGCCGAATCTTTGCCGTACTTGGCATCGACCACGGTCAGCTTGGACACAACGCCCTTCAACTGCTCGGCGACCTTGAGGGTCTCGACAGCGGCTTCGTTCTTCATGCTGGCCGACAAGATGTGCGACCAGTTCATCAGCACGTTCTCCATCAGGTCATTGAGCTGGCGCTCGCTACCCTTCAACTTCTTGGAGAGGTACTGACCGACCGATGCACTCGACACCTGAGCGGCACCGAGAGAACCGTCGTCTTCCATCTGACGGTAGAACGGGATGTACCAAACGTCGGCGGCGAACTTCTTGTAGCCCTCTTCGTTGATGAGGCCCGACTGGCGAGCAACATCGAGAACAGATCGGTTCAGCTCGTTCATCTGTTGCAGAGTCGCGGCGTAGGTAGCGGCGCGCGACTTGCCGTCCTTCATGGTTCCGAGGTTCAACTTCTTGAGGCGTTGAATCTCGTCGTCAGTGAAGAAGCGTTCGCGGTCTTGTTGTTTGAGTTGACCAGCGCGGTTCGCGGCGATCCACAACAGGAAGCGATCAGTCTCCGCACCCACAGGGGTGAGGATGTCGATCAGACCCTTGGTGCCCTTCTTGAGGTTGAGTGCACCACCGTCGTTGAACACCTGACCGTAGTGCAACAGCACAGACACAGCACCGTCTTGCGGGCCGTTGGCCACACGCAGACGCATATACGCCTTGAGGTCAATGTCGCGCACAGCACGGAACCGGTCAAACGTGGCTTGCACCACGCGCTTCCAGAAGTTCGGACGCAACGCCTCGAGGCGCTCACGAATGGTGGGCGGCGACACGAAGCCCTTGTCCATCGCGGCTTGCACAGTCTTCGGATCTTTGATGTCGTCGAACTGTGCTTCGTATGCGCGGCGTTTGAACATGGGCAAGCCATCACCGGCAACCTGCTCTTGCAGTTTGGGTGTGATGACAAAGCCGAGGTGTTGGCCTGTATCTGAAATCTCCATCACCTCGACCTTGCCATCGAACTTCTTGAGAACGTCCTTGGCAACAGACGCAACAGTCCGGTCGTAGTAGTTGCGGAGACCTTCGTTGCCGACATCCATCTCGGTGCCGACCATCTCTCCACCACCCTGCTCGATCATCTTGTCGGCGAGTTCTTTACCAATCGCCGCGCCGAGATCTTTGTCGCTGATGCGCTCTTTGTTGATGACCTTCTGGTCGCCGCGCTCACCTTCGACGGCCCATGTGCCATCGTCGTTGCGAGTGATCTTCATCTTGTCGAATCGCTTCGACAGTTTGAATCGCTCTTCCTGTTGCTCGCCGCGAGTCCATGCGATGCGATCAATGCCGCGCTCTTGTGCGTATGCGATTGCACGTTTGATGAGCAATGCAGTCCATGCGCGAGTGTCGTCAGTCAGCGGAGCTGGAGGAACCTGTCCTTCTTCGAAGCCGAAGCCGAAGTCCCTGCCCTCTTGGCCACGCTGGCTCTGGATCTCCTCGAGGAACAGAACGTCGTTGCCGTCCTTGTCCTTGCGCTCGTTCATACGAATCCATCCGATGGCCTTGCCACCTGACACATCGCCGAAGTGAATGCGGTCGTACTCTTTGTACGGCATCGTGCGCGACGAAGGATCTGTCAGCACGATCTCAGCTTGGAACTTGCCACCGGGCAGGACGAAGCCATCCTTCTCGCGACCATGCTTGGTGCCAGAAGCCATGCGCTCAGTCATGTTCAATGCGTCGAGGAAGTCCTGTCGAGTCATGCCGACTTCAACATCCTCGGGGCCGATGCCTTCGGCCTGTGCGTACATCTCCATCAACTCTTCGTCGGTGATGTACTTGCTGTTGCCTTGAAGCACGATGTCGTTCAGGCGTAGCTTGTTGCCACGAACGAAGTCGAGCACCTCTTGCTTGGTGAGGCTCTTCGTTGCGTTGAGAGTCAACCAGTCTTCAACGCCAGTCCACTCCATCTCAGCGGCAACGCCACCAACCTTCTTGCCCTTGATGCTGTTGAGCCATTGCTCACCATTCATCTTGTTCTGAGCGATCTCGCCCACAACCTTTTCGGTTGGTGAGTAGTAGGTCTCTTTGCGCTCAGTACCCGCACGACGCAGAGACACAGGCGCAGTGTCGGCTTGCGTTTGTTGTGCTGGTTGCGTTTGTTGCGTTTGCTCTGCCTGAACCATGTCGCTCAGGTCGTTGAGGATCGAGGCGATCTCGGTGCGAACGGCAGTCAGGTCTTTGACCAGAGTCTTCGAGCCGAGGTTCTTGTACTCACCGGTGAGCTTGGCAATGGCCTTGTTGATGAAGTCGATGGCGATGTCCGCAATCTGTTTGAACAGACTGGGGTTCTCGTCAGCGAGCATTCGCCAGAACGCGGACTCACCGAAGCGATCACCAACGATGTCGCCGATGGCTTCCTCGAGGATGAGGTCTTTGTTGGTGACGCCATCCTTCTTTTGTTTAAGAGCGAACTCGATCATCCCTGCTTCGTCGAGCATGGGCAGGAGTGCGTTCTTCAAACGGTTGTAGGTCTTCGGGTGCGCGTTCTTCATCGCGTGCACCAGCTCGTGACCGAAGATGTTCAGCGCGGGGTACTTCGCGTTCGCGTTGATGAAGATCGTGTCAGAGCCGGGGATCACTGCCCCGTCGAAGAAGTTCGTGCCGCCGATCACTCGGAAGTATTTGACCTTCTTGCCAAAAATCTTGGCGGCTTGCTCAATCGTTCCGAGTCCCGGAAGTTTGTTGACAAGAGAGCCGACAGGCACGGCCGATAGTTCGATGGTTTCGCCGCGTCCGTCGATGTCGAGCTGTTGCTGTGCGGCTCGCTCGAGGTCGGAGAGTGATTTGACTTTGACGTAGGCGAAGTCTCGAGCTGGTCGGTCTTGTTCGACTTGGGTTGGCTCGGTTCGTTTGAGGTCAATGCCATCAGCTTCTTCCTTCCCTTTGCGGTTCTCTGCGGCCTTCTCGTTGATGCGGTCAGCGCGTTTGTTGCGTAGCTCGCGCACCACGATCTGATCGTGCAGTTCGATGTTTGCGTATGGGGCTTGGCCTTCATCCGGTGCGAATGCGGCGACCCAATCCGCCTGAGCTTCCTTGCTCAGTTGGTTGAATGGGATGTGCGCGGCTTCGCCGTCGTCGTTGTCTTCCCACAGCTCGATGGCTTCCTTCTTGATGTCAGCCGCTTTGGGCTTCTCAACCTTGGGAGCCTTCGGAGCCTTGGGTTCCTTCGCGGCTTTCGCTGGCTTGGGTTCCTTGACCGGTGCGGACTTTGGCTCCGTGGCCTGTTGAACAGACGTGTCGTTGTTTTGCGTGTTTGGCGACACGTAGGCCAGCGGCTTCTTCTTTGTGCCGTCCGTCACCCAAGACTTGAACGCATCAGCGGGCATCTCGCTGATCGCGCCCAAGCCCTGCCAGTCGGCAGAGTAGTTCGCCATGTAGCCAGCGCGTGCTTCTTCGATGGTGTCGAAGCCGAGCATCGCCTTGTGCTCGTCGAACGAACCATCGGGGTTGATCTGGTCAACGACGAACACCTTGTTGGACTTTGGGTTCGGGCCGATGAACACATCGACCTGATCCTTGTCGTTGCCCTTGGAGCCTTTAACGTAGCCGTAGTGATGGGCCATGCCCACCTTCCACGCCTTGCCGCTGGCATCGGTACCGGAACGCTCGGAGCCACGGGGGTTCTCGACGGAGATGTCCAGCCCCAGAACCTTGACGTTGCCCTTCTTGTAGTTGCCAGCCTTCTTCTGTCCTTCGGTGGGAGGAGGCAGGTCGTTGGTCGGGCTGGTCGCGGCTTGGTTCGCGGCCTCGTCGATGCGCTGTTGGATTGCGGCGTCAACAGTGGTGGTGGTCGCGGTCGTACCGGGCACCGTGGTGACGGAGCCT